CACAGGTGGCGCTGCAGCCGCTTTTTCCGCCAACGGTATTTGCACCGGCTCGGGCATCATTGCCTTTGCGATTTTGTCGGCCAATTGTGCGCCGGCTGGGCCGAGTTCTGGGGTAATAAATGCGGGCATTTCCAGCGTCTGTCGCTGCAATGCTGGCCCGATTTGCAGCACTTCATCGGACAACCCCAATGCATACGCCAATTCTTCGCCCAACTGACGACTGGACGCTTCCACACTTGCCAGCATATTGCTGACCTGAATACCTATGTTTTGCACCATCACGGCTGCGGCGTCGATGATGTAATTCAGGGCGGCGGTTGAGTAATCAATTACGGTCTCCCACATCGTGCCAAACGTCAGGCCGAGGTTTTGCGCCAGCACTGCAAGCACCTTGCCGATTGTTGCCATTTGCGGGCCAAAACCAATCGCCCAATCCAGCAACTCGTTGGCTATTGGCAGCAAGGCTGTCCCAATCGTCACTCCGAGTTGCTTGACATTATCCACGAACGTCGAAAACTTGCCGGCCGTGGTTCCGCTCAATTGCTCCATCAGCCCGTTAAACTGCCCACCATCCGCCGTCATTGACTGAAACGCGGTCTGCAACTGCGGAAATCCAACTTTGCCGGCCTCCACAAGTTTTTTGACTTCAGACTCTGCCACGCCCATGGTTGACGCAAGCGCGGAAATGACAGGAATGCCGCGGCCTGTCAGTTGGTTGATATCCTCACCAAACAGCCGGCCTTGCACTTGTGCCTTGCCATAAATCTCAGCCAGCTCACCGAGCGGCATGCCGACACCTGCGGCCACGTCGCCCAGCATTCGCAGCGTGCCCACCGCTTGCCCTGCTGGCGTTCCAAAGGCCACCAGCGAACGAGCGGCCTCCGCTATTTCGCCGCTTTCAAACGGCGTTTCTGCAGCAAACGTGCGAATGTCGGACATTAGGGCCGCGGCTGTTTCAGCGGATCCGGTGAGTACACGAAACTGCACGCCTAGCGTTTCCACGTCGGCGGCCATTTTGACCAGCCCGCCAACACCGGCGGCGCCGCCAAACCCAGCAATTAGCCCCTTAAAGGACATCATGCGGGATAATGCGCCGCTAACCATTCCGCCTGCAGATTTTGCCCAATTGCTGAGCATGCCAGTGGCGCGGGATAGCCCACTGCTAAGCATGGCGGTGTTCGCAGACAGATTGACAACCAAATCACCCAACGCGGCCAAAGGATGCTCCAATCATTTGCAGCGCGAAGGCGACAGCGTCGGCACTCGCGGCAGGCGGTTCAGGATTGTCCTTCCAATACGCAAAGTCGTTTGGTGTCAACTTGTCGCCCGTCGTTGATTTGACGCCAACAGCATTTGCTACGACGGCCGCCAGCATTGCCAAAATGTCGGCCGCACCACGTCCGCCGATAGGCTCAACGCGGTCCTTTGCCTGCCATTCCATAAATTGCTGTGGCGTCATATTGTCCAGCATTCCATCAACGTCCGTTGTGTGTGCAACATGCTCAGCGAGACGCAGGGCTGTCATCCTCCCTGCGTCGTGTCGGAGTTTTTTTCGATGGTTTTCAGATCAGATTCACGAGCACCGGATAACTCCAGCGCCTTATTTACGATTCGCTCCACAATCGCAGCCGATGTGCTGCCAATAGTGTCGAAATCCGCTCGCGTAAAAATCGGCGTGCCGTCGTCATTGCGGCAGCATTTGAGCACCAGCCTTTCACGCACAAACTTGACATTTGCGTTTGGCTTGCCGTCTGGCCCCTGCTGCTCGCTCTGAAACTGAGTCCATTCACGAGCGGTCATCGGCCACACAGGCACCACCACGCCTTCACCGAGTTCCGGCAATGGCACATCAACAGGTTTCGGCCGCGGCGCCGTTCGCAGCAACTCAGGTGTCAATATCGTTCGCGTCATTATCACTGCCTCCGGTTAAAGCTAATTGCATTTTGTCTTGTGCGGCTTGCGCTGCGTTGATTTGTTCGGGACTCATGCCGCATGCCACGCGGCATTCATCGTCGATCGGCACAGCCTCGCCGTTTTTGACCAATCGCACACAATCCGTTTCCGGGTGTTCGTGCTGGTCAATCAAGGTGCCGGCAGCCACGCGCCGCCGGCCATTGATCAGCGTGATAAGCGGACTTTGCCACGATTCAGCAACGTGCAAATCACGAGTCGTTTTGCATTTCATGGATCACCTACGTGGGGAAGGTTGGAATGCCATCGATTTTCAGTGTGACGGACGCCCGCAAGCCATCGGCTGCCTCACCAGTCAACTCAAACCCGATACCCGAGGAGACAAACGTCAATTCTGTGCTTGCTGTGTTTGGAAAAATCATCTTCCAGTTCTTATCGTTCGGCAGTCCGTTGGTCGTCAGATGCCCGGCAGTAATCAGGTCTGTCAAGTCTTGATGCCCAGCCAGTGCAGGATCCCACAACAGATCAAGCGTAACACTGCCGCCTTCAGCGTATCCCGTGGGATCGTATGGAATGCCCACCGAGCCGTCCAGTGTTCGTGATTCGTAGGTCTCGGTTTCAGTGCCACTGACTGAAAAGCCAGTGACCTGTGCGATTGCGGCGTATGTCGTGCCGCTGGTGTTGAGTTGGATGATCGTGTTTTTGACGGGCAGTTTTGCCATTGGCTTTCACTCCTTATGGACTGTACTGGAAATCGTAATCAAGGGTAATCACGTGCACGCCGTTATCTGAGCCATCGGCTGCAGGCTCGTAGTCGTGAGTCTCGTCGTTGAAGATTGCTGCTCTGACGGTAAACGTGCCGGCCGCTCCGCTGTAATCTGTCAGCCTCGTTTTTACCGTTTCGGCCAGTGTTTGCGCCTCTGGAAACGTGCGGCCTTTGCAATCAATATCTACGACAATGCCTCGCAGATTGCTGGTGGTGCTATCAAGTGACAAATATTCTTCGCTGCTCAGTTGACTCAGAATTAAATAGGGCACAGCCGCCCGCTGCGGTGCCTTGTTGATGTAAATGCGAGCACCGACAATTGCCGAAATAGCCGACGTGTTTACCAGTAGATTCAAAATGCCGCCAATCATTTGCGCCGCCCCTTTTTTGCCGCCCGCTCTGCCTCGCGTTTAATGCCGACGGCCACCCATGTGCGGATAATGGTTTTCATGCTGCCTGCTGCACGAGACACAATCACATCAATGGGCTGTGATTGAGCAGGCATGAATCCGCGATTGGCTTTCATTTTGCCCGTGTCAATGCGGGTCGCCTTACCCTTCCATCCGCGCCGGCCGCGCCTGCCACCGACTCGCTTGCGTTTGGTGCCCGTGTATCGAGTATCTGTGCCCAAAAACCACCAGTGCACGTTGCGTGCGTCAATACCAACGCCGGGCCTGCCTTTGCGCTCCTTTTGTGTTGTGGCACGGCTGCGGCCAACACCTGCGCCCACCTTTGCGCCGGGCTCGCCTCTGTTGAATTTCTTTTTCTTTGCACGCCAGCCGATTGCCTTACGCACGCTTTTGTAGCGCCCCGGCACCGATGCTTTGACTTGCTTTGCTGCGTATTGTGCTGCCTTGTTGATTGCGGGCTGCATTGCCTTGTACGGCACATTGCCTGCCATCAATCGCAGGCTGGCGATGATTTGTGCGAGACCAGACACTGTCGGCATTGCCTTCATGTCGTCCGCCTCCTGCACTGAAACTCTACGGTGTCATCGGCCAGATCCACGTTGACGACGCTCAGAATTTCGTAAATCGTGCCGTCGTAATTTATTCGCATTGCAGGCGTGGCCTGTTCAAGAGTTCTGGTCCATGGGCAGCGAAAAACAGTGTCCACGGTTGATTCCACCTGTTGCACTTTCCAGAATTCTCTGCCACCTCGTGTTTGTGCGGTCGCCCATGCTGTCGCGTATGTGGTCCAGTTTGCGTCGGTGTTGCCGTTAATGTGGCCAGCCAAATCCGCGGTGCCAGCCAATCGCTGCACTGTGATTTTTTTGTCTGGTCGCGGGCGGCACGCGGCTTTCATGTCCACACCTTGTGGCATGCGGTCCATTGCAGTGAGGAAATCAGCCGCTTATATGCTGCCAAATCATGCGAACAGCCCTCCCAGTTCACGCGGCACCATTCAACGATTGCCAGTTTTGCCACGCGCGGCACTGCCGTAGCGGCGCCGTATCCGGCGACCATCGTGATTTGCACTTTGTTCGGCCGATATTCCTCAGTGTTTGGCCATTGCTGTGATTGCTTTAGCAGCAACTCCGGCGGCGTGCTCGTGAGATTGGTGTAGTATTTTGCCGCGTCGTAGGTCTGCAAAACGTCGTCCTGATCGTAGTATTTAACATGCGCGATTGACTGAATCGGAGCCAATCGAATTTCAATCGGTCCTGTCAGGCTGGCAAAATCTTCAATGTCCATTCGGACGGTTTGCGTGATCAGTTTGCGGTATGTGTCCGATTCCACTTGCTCGCGGCCGGCTTTGAGTAAATCCAACAGTTCATTGTCAAAATCACAGCCGCCGATTCTCAGCCGCGTTTTGAGTTCGTCGAGCGTAATCGGCTCTGCAGTGGGGCCTGATGTAACTGTGAACGTGGGGCTGGGTCTGGGCTGGGCTTTGGGGCGGAATCCTGTGAGACCGTAAACCATTTTGCGTATCCCCTTGCAACAAG